ACCTAACCTACGGGGCCAGCAAAACCGGGATCACAGGCGCGTTTTCACAAGGAAATACGTTCTTGTTCTTGAGAGGTATAGGGAGTGGCGCCGCATCTGTTAGTTTATCCTCTTCTAATGTCACCAGTGGTATTTCCACAGTTTTCACTATTTCGGGCTTCTTTATAGTTTAAGGATTAACCATGTCACTTACAGAAATAAAGTTACAACCAATCTTTACCGACATCAACCCGAACACCAAGTCTGTGTCGGTTGCTATTGATACGCTTATCATGCGTGATGGTGTTGAGGTATCTAAAGAGCGTAATCGGTGTGCGTTTACACTCGGTGATTTGGCCGGAGTTAAAGCCTACACTGGCTTAGGTGATGATGCTCCCGAAATTGTTTATCTAAACTCTATTTGGACAGCGGAAGAAATTGCAGCACGCGTAGAAGCTGACAAAGTTCCGGAGCCAGAACCACAACCCGAGGAAGAAAATGTTTAAAGTAGAAGATGATGTTTTAAATGCTGTTGCTCAGTACTTGATTGATCGTCCATACAAAGAGGTGGCCCACCTACTTGCTGCTATACAAGTATGTGATAAGATTGATGAACAAGAGCCTGAACTTGAGACTGAAAGTTTAGAAACTAAATAACATAATTAGAGGGATTTAACATGGCTATTACAGCTATTTCGTACGACTGGGGCGTTCAACCAACCATGGTTCGAATCACAACCAGCGATACATTAGACGTTATCGAAGCTGCTGGATATTGGGCTACGCAATCAGATGTAATTTATGCATTAAACAACGGCGCGTTTACATTTCCTGCTGGTTGTTTAGTTGCTATTAGCTACAGTGGTGGCCAAAACACATTTACATATAACAGCACCACGGGTGGATTTGTTCCTTTGCTGGATTTATCATCTTTGATTCAGCATGTTCAGGTGGATGTGTCATTGGCTGATTTCATTGGATCGTATGCTGCAAGTGCATTAGTGGTGGCTGCTCCTGGCGCTGGCAAGAAAAACATTCTTCACCGGGCAACCTTAGCCATCAATTACGGCGGCACGGTAATTGCAAATGGCGGCGCGATGCATTTGCAATACGCATCAACAATTAACGGTGCGGGCACAAAAGCAACAGCTACTCTTGCAGCGGCGACATTGATTTCAGCTACAGCAGATACGAGCTTTGGTTTCACACCAGTTGATACCACGCTTGTTGATTCTGCTACATTAGATGAAGGCTTGTATTTAGCTATGGCTACTGCTGACTTTACTGGCGGCACAGCTTCTACGTATAAAGTAGACGTTTGGTATTCAGCTGTTGACTTAAGTTAATCAAGAGGCCCTTCGGGGCCTTTCTGCTATCTGGGGCGCGTCATGAAATACGAATGGTTTAAGATTGCAGTTATATCAGGAACATTAATTCTTGGGTTTGGTTCGTACTGGATTACCAAGCGTGCTGATGGCCCAGTAGAGCAGTTAGCGGAAAGTGTATTGCGCTCTCATGGCGTGGACATTGATATATCACCGGAGGATTAAGCAATGGATGCTTTGGAGAAATGGATAGCTCACCATGAAGGATTTCGCGGACTTCCCTACACCTGTTCGGGCGGAAAGCTTAGTATTGGGTACGGATGGAATATTGAAGATACCGGTATAACGCGTGAAGAGGCTGAATTCATACTTAAGAGCCGAATTTTACGGTGCAAACAAGAGCTAGCGCCTTTCAGTTGGTATATTGCTCAACCCCCAGGTGTAAAGGATGCGTTAATTAACATGAGTTATAACTTGGGTTTATCTCGATTGCTTAAATTCAAGCGCATGATATCGGCGTTGGAGCGAGAAGATTACACAAAGGCAGCACTTGAGGCGCTGGACTCCAAATGGGCCAAGCAAGTTCATGGCAGGGCGAACGATATAGCACTGATGATTCGGGAAGGGAAGTAATGCAAGCCGAAGACATTTTACAAATAAATCTAATCAATTGGTTCACCCATAATTACCCGCAATACACCGACGACATCTATCACATTGCCTTGCAGCGCAGATGCTCGGTCGCTGAGGGTCGTCTGCTTAAGCGCATGGGGGTTAAAAAAGGCATGTCAGATTTGTTTATTCCATTATCGCGTGCTGGTCGCCACGGGCTTTGGCTTGAGCTCAAGACAATGAAAGGTAAGCTTAGCAAAGAGCAGGGGGAATTTCTTGCTCGCCAAACCTCGAATGGTTACATGGCAGTTTGCACGTACGGCCTTGAAGCCGCTCAAGAAATTATCAAAGCCTACCTAGACGAGGACGACTTTACCCATGGCAAGCCTATTTGTTAGTTACCGCCCGCATAACCACGGGCAGCAGGATGGTTGTGAGGTTACATCTGCATCAACGTCTGAGTGACGTTCGGCAAAAAACGACAGCTTATTACCCATCACGCGAGCGTCTATTTTAATTTTTGTATCTGATTGGCGGTGGATATGGTCTTTTGGGACAATTGGGACAATTGGGACAATTGGGGCGATTTTATTTTCCATAATAATCTCCTGGTGAATACACAGCAGGGGACAACTTTCGACTTCAGAATATCTTCTTTTTGATCTTAATGCCATCATCTGTAAATGTGAGATGTAGGTGGGTGGGCGCGATAACGCGGTCCATCATCTCCTTAACTTTGTAATAATTCCCCAGGTGCGGGTAGTAAAACGAGCTTTCCTTGCAGTGCTGGCGAACAAATTTTGCGTAAAAAATGTTTCTTGCTTGAGGTGATATCGGCGTATACCCCTCGTACACCACCATCATCTTCCCGTATTCGTTCATGCATTTGTATTCGATATTAACCCGAAATCGTTCAGGGCTGCCAGATATAGCAAATGTGGCTTCTTTGACCAGCACAGTCCTGACTTCAGATTTTCTTAAGGTTATCTTAAGCTTTTCATTGGGGTCGATGATCTCGCATTCACACAGGCGGCATTGCCTTGCTGCGATGTCGTTTTTTGCCTCGCATTTTGGGTTAGGGCACTCTTTGAACTCAAAGTAATAATCACATCGCACTTTGTTGGTCACGCCCACGCACCGACGGGCAGTATCTGTGTTAAGTTGGGCACAGGCAGGGCATACGATCACGTAAGGGGCGTCTTTATTTATAGTTTGCTGAACAGCGTCAAGTATTACAGGATTATCCCAATCTTGATGTCTCTCGATATTCCCCGCGAAATCGAGAACAAGCGCGTCCTCCTTCGCTGTGGGGGATGATAAGCGCAAAACCCTCCCCATAGTCTGGACCATGAGCACAAGCGACTCAGTGGGCCTTAAATAAGCGATGGTGTCATAGGATGGGACATCTACTCCGACACTTATGATTGCAATATTTACTAAATATCTAACCTCACCGGACCGCGCTTTATTTAAGATTTCAGTTCTTTCATCCTGTGGTGTCTCCCCTAAAATGATGGCTGATTCTTCGGGTGGCAAGTGAGACAGGATTTCGTAAGCGTGTTTTTTGGTCGATGCAAAGAAAAAGACTCCGCGTCGACCCTGAGCTTTAACGATATGAACGACTTGATGACAGATAAGCCCTGTTAAGCGTGCGTTCTGATTCACAACTTGAGCAAGTTGCTTTTGGTCGAACTGACCGGTTGATTTAACTTTAACTTTTGAGAAGTCAATCACTAGCTCTTGGTCGATCTGAAAGGTAGGCTTAACCAAATAACCATCTTCAATCAATTGTTCAGTGGTGATATTTCCGACTTGAGATTTAAAAAGACAGTCATCACCAACAATCGCCTCCCCTTTGAACCTGAAGTCTGTGCCGGTAGCGCCAAGTAAGCGCATTTGCTCATAGGATTGGCGGTAAAAGCGCAATACACGCATAAACGTGGAGCGGTCGTTATTATAATTTATACCATGCGCTTCATCGACGGCGATCAAATTAAATTTAATCATGCTAATAGCATCTTCATTTTTGATGGCGTTTAAGATTGATTGAGGAGTGCCAAATACAATAGGGGCAGTGCAATCTTTTTCACCCAGTGCGGCGCAGTAGATGGATGCGTGACCACCCTCATCAATTAAAGTCTGGGCATTATTACGAACCAGCTCGGCATTATTGACAATGCATAACGCACGCTTGCCTGATTTCTGGATATCCAGGAGGATATGAGCCAACATCAAAGATTTTCCAGAACCAACCGAGGCCATTAAAAGCACGGGGTTGTTAGATGCCCGAAGAGCCTGCCAACATTCTGCTACGGCTTTTTCCTGATACGGCCTAAGTGTCTTCACAACCTACTCAACATCTTCATATTTAATGGCATTCCTTAATAGCCTATCTATTTCGTTGTATGTCATAACAGCGCCCGATAATTGTCCCAACTGAAACTGTGACATTTGTTCAGCACCATCACACATCGCTTCCATCTCGCTATATTTGCATTCGTGAACATGATCACGCAATTCTTGAAATGTTTTCATGCGTTACCCCTGTAAAAATGCCAAGCTAAGAATCTAACTTGGCAAACTGGTTTAGAACGGGATGTCACTCTCCAGCTCGTCAGCCGCATCACGTCGTGCCTTGTCTCGCGCAAATGCACTATCAGGCATCGGCATTGGTTTAGGTTCGGCTTTAACCCCGGTTTCACATGCAAACCCTTCTGAAGCCGCCACTTTTCGTACAAAATTACCTTCCATTACACCTGAGCCATCCTTTTTAGGCAACGACCATTCGCCAATCGTGATACCAACCACTGAGTCAATCATGCTAGCTAACTCGTGAGCTGTTGGTTCATTGTTGTGTGTAGGTGTGAACTTACAAAGCTTCATAACCAAAACCAACATGTTTAGATTGCGCTCAATCGCTTCGTCTTTACCTTCAAAGCATTTGATTTTTTGGATCACTTCCCTGTGAACATAATCACCTTCCAGGATTTTGTACGTTACTTGGATAAACTTTTGTGCTTCGGCGTATTGTGTGGCTTCTTTGTTAACGACCTCGAAAGCCTTAATTTTAGCGACAGCGGTAGTGCCTTCAGGGATTGTCGAGAAATCCGGTGAAAATGCTTTGCTTTCTTCGCCGGTGACCTTGTGGCCGTTGGGTGCTGTGTAGAAACTCATGATTTAGTCCTCGTTGTTGTAGTCATAAATAGTTTTGATAATTTCATTTAAGTCATTATCTATCTTGCTTTCGGGAAAGCATCCCATTGGGGTTTTGCATGCATGCTGACCGTCACTGTTAGTTAAAAAAACATAATTGCCTTCGCTAACTAACGCATGGAATACATAAGTAAACGTGCCTTCGATATTGACATAGTTATCGATAGCCTTACCGATAGTTTTCGCATTATGCATACCTGATATGTCAATTTCGGTGTGCATAATAACAACGCACGTCAAGTCGTCTCTCAAGTCATTCATAGCCTCAAAAATATCAAACGTTTCTTTTGCTATATCTGAAAATTTTCCGAAGCCATTAATGTGACATTTTCTCATAAAACTGTGAGCAATCGTAAAGCCAAAATCATCCAAAATAATATGCTTAATATCTTTGCGTGTTAGATTAACTTTAGCAATAAGTCTTTTTATCTTCATTGGATCGTCTGACGCGTAGTAATTGCCAGTCAATCCATCCGGTGACAAAGGTTTATATTTGTTTTTATACCCTCTGAAAGGTAGTGACTTGCCAATGACATTAATAATTAATGTTTCCTCTGGTAGTAAATTACGAAGACTCGTCGATTTTCCTGTTCCGCTTTTACCCAATATTAATATGTTATCACTCATACACCAACCCCATCATTTTTATTTAATCTCTAATTTTTCACGTCGATGTAAGCAAGCGCCAGGAACGTCAACACCAGTACTTAACACTTCTTTTAGCTTGATCTTATCGATGGTTATCACAGTCTTTTCACGCATGTATTCAAGCGGCAAAACTACGTCGTCAAAAACATCAACAGACACAGGGCACTGCTTAATTCGTATTTTAAAAAATGGCGAGCTTTTAATCTCTGAAACACTCATCTTATTCATGCTTTCACGTAAATATTCAGAAAGAGAATCAACCTTGCTGTTTAATGCGTCGCGCCTTTTCTTCATATCGTCCATGGCCGACTTGATAGCCGCTTCTTCAGCTTCTATATTTTTAATGTAAGATGCTACAGATATTGCTTTGTTCTCAAATTCTTCCTTGAGGCCGTCCATGGCGTCGAACATAGCCTGCGTAATCTCACCCGTTTCATCTACATCATTAAAGATGGATTCAAACTCATTGGTTATTTCGTAAATCTTCATAATAAAAACCTCTTTATTAACGCCGGGTTCGACGTACAGCTAGTTTACTAAATCCCATTGCATTAGTCAACCATATGGATTATAATAATCACAATTAATTAGGGGAAGTGTATGACATTTAAAGAGTTGCAATCGTATTACAAAACGGGGTATCAGTTCAGTAAAGATACAGGTATGTCAGCTACGTGTTACAGCATGTGGAAGAAGAATGATTGCATTCCCGGTTTATCTCAGTTACGAATCGAGCGGATAACAAGCGGTAAATTAAAAGCCGATTGGGATGGTAGATCGTGATTAAACTAAAATTCGGCGATGAAGTTTGGTTTTTTGGGACTGAGATAGGACGTTACGCATGGGGTGATGATTATACGGTAATTCATGCCAGTCACACAGATATAGTCAAAGGTGTCGTAGTCGATATAAATGATGATCGTGATTCAACTTATGTATACGTTGACCGCAATAGAGATTTAATTGAAGTTTCTTATGAATGCCTTGGTGAGTCTATGTTTCGCACTAAGGTCGATGCCATTAATAACATGATCAAATGTTTGGAGAAGTTACGTTTATGAAAATATTACAATTAGTAGTCCTAGGGGTGGCGTTTGGTTTAGTAGCCTTTCAAGTGAACGCAGCCGACAATTGTCATTGGAAATGCACGACTACACCGATGGGCCAACATTGCACGCGGGTTTGCAGCTGATGTTAATTTTAACCAGAAGAAAGGGTGAGCAGATTTTAATTGGCGATGATGTTGTGATCACAATTTTAGGATTGGGGACGCACGGAGAGCATCGAGTCGGCATCGAAGCGCCGAGGGATATACCCGTGGTGCGCTCAGAAATAGCATGGAAGCTTGACGAGGATGGTAATAGGATTGAGGAATGAATTACTTCAACATAGGCGATATGGCTTGGTGGATTGATTACAAAAAAGGGAAAGTATGCGTCAGGAGCGGGCGCGTATATAAACTTGAACTAACGTCTGTTTGGCTTCGGCAAAAAGTGTTTGTATTTGTGTGGCCTTATGAATTTCAGGTTGATAAGGATTACGTATACCACTCAAAGAGTGAAGCGATTAACCATGCGATTGTGAGATTGGAGATGCTAAGGAATGATTAAACCAGATGACACTCACTCAGTGACATTGCGCGCAGGTGAATGGAACTATTATTTCAGAGACAAAGAAACTTTTGAGCGGTTGGCTGATGATTGCAGGTTATCGATTAATGAAGATGGCACCAAGGCTACCGTGAGTCTACCCGAAGACCTTATCGATAGGCCTAATGTTGAATCTATTTGGAAGCGCATGCGATGATTGACGATAAAGAGGTTAAGCATGCGTAACTGTACTATGAAAGAATGCGATAAAGCTCATAGTGCCCGCGGGTTTTGCCATATGCACTATCAAAGATTTAATCGGCATGGGAGCCCTGATTTTGTTAATTATGATAGGGTTGACAATGGGACATGGACAGGTGTTGACTGCCTCGCCCCGCAATGTAATAGACCCGCTAAACTTCATGGACTGTGTAGTCTTCACGACAACCGAGATCGAAGACTTCAGTTAAAAGGTCTTCCGAGAAAGTATAGGGGAAAAGATGATTGACTACGACAAGCTACGCGAAGCGATGGAGCTCGCTGAAAAGTACAAATACAATAAAACATCTAAATGTGCAATTAAGCACACAGTATCTTTTTTAGAGTTTGGCGGTCATATTTGTGAGTACGAATTAATTTTATCAGATGGAGTGCGTAGGTCTGACTCTATTGATTCATTAATTACAGTGCTTCGCAAACTTACTGAGACTAAGCCTTTATATGCGGTGGATGATGTTGTTTATCACTTAAACGATGAATACCAGATTGCATGTATGCGCATTAGCGAGATTGACCTTGAATCAGATGAGAAATACTACGGCGTGGATGAGTTAAATGACGATGGTGGCAACTGGTGGGTGGAATCTCAGCTACACCCAACCCGTGAGGCTCTAATCAAGGCACAAATTGAACACTGGCACGGCCTGTTATTTCCTGAGGATGCTAAATCTTCTTGCTGTTCCGTCCATGCAGGTTCGAGCGAGGAATGCAGGGAGTTTTACGGATGATTGACGACAAAGCAATATTAAGCGCAGGGGTTTGGGTTCATTATTTTCGTAATAAAGAAACGCTGAAATCATTGTCAAAAACAACAAGGTTTGAAATTGTACTGGAAGGCACTGAAATAAACACCCCGGTTCCTGAAGACCTTGTCGATATGCCTGATGTTGAATCAGTTTGGAGGCGTGTGCGATGAATGACGACGACAGACTAACACCCGACGAGTTCAACTTCATACAGAAAAGTTTGTTCTGCTACTGCTCGCATTTAACAAATACTGAAATCGATACACCGTTTCAAGTCTCGATGTTTTATCAGACTAACAGGGTCAAAGCGCTAGCTGATTTGATGGATAAATTAAGGAGTTTTACGGATGATTGACTTAACGAAAGAAGACTTTAGGGTGTTATGGTACTTAACTCCCGCAAACCATTACCCGGCTCTTAAAGAAAAACTCCAATCCCTAATCGATAACTATTGCGGGCATGAGTTTAACGTCGGCAGCAACTCAGTCGTTATAACCGGTGACGCGCTTAAGCATTTTGCTGGGTCAAAACATTTTGCGATTGGTTACGGGGCTAAAGTTACGGCGGCTGCGTGCAAACATGAGTGGGACGGCTATGCTTACGCTGTAGATTATGATGGCAAAATATGCACAGGCTACGGTACCCCTTGTAGGTATAAATGCAAAAAATGCGGGGAGTTTTATCTATGATTATTAGTGAGAAACAGATTAATGCATTGTTGGTTTTCGTTCAAATGTATACACAATCAGGCGAGCCCCGTGATTCTCGGCAACGGGCGTGCGACTTACTTAATGAAGTAGCTAGCCAGCAATCCAACGAACTAAAGGTTATTGAATGAAATTTAATCCACGTGTAGCTTTATGCTTTTTGTTCGGCTTTATGATCACACTTGTCGGCGTAAGCTTCCTTGTTAGTTGCAGTTCAGAGCCTCCACGCACCCGTATCGTCACAAATGAGGACGGTACAAAATCCGAGGTCACAGAGCAACGTTCAAGCGGTGGCGGCATGATGGAACACATGGCAGGTGCAGCGGTCGCTGGTGCTGCTGCTGGGACGGCTGGAGCGGTTGCGCATCGAGCTACTGACCACTTGATCAACAAGCATCAAAAGAGGAAAGCACACAGACAAACAAGGCCTAGGACTTACAATCATCGACGACGTTAATTCAAATCAAACAAGGAAAAGGTTATGACTTTTGATATACACGCCAAATCGCAACAACTTCTTGAGCAAGTTGCCAATTCTATGTATGACAGAGCACCCGAAGACGATCATACATCGTTCACAACAAAAGAAATTCACGTGGTAGAAACGTTTTTACGTCAGTTCGGAAAAGAACTTCTTGAACAGCTCGGACAATACTAAAATAAAAGTATTATGCTTTTATTTTAACATCTTGATCTTATTAAAACATTAAAGTAGTGTTGGGCTCGTCGGTTGTTGAGAACCTACAAGCCCAGACCTTAAGACTCCGTCTTTAAGGCAATTCAACCATTCAGAGTGGCTAAACATGCTTAAAATTATAGCGCAAAAAACCCACATGTCAAACCCTTGGGATGGTATTAATCACAAGGAACATGATTATGTTTACACCCTTCAGTGCAGTCTTCAAAAATCTAAACGATTACGTCTCAGAACTCGACAAAACCAATCTATCTCCCTCAGCTAAATTTAGGCTACTCTTAGAGGCTATTAACTCGATGACAGGGAGTAAAGTTTAATGAGTAATGAAGGAACACATCAACCAACACAAAGGAACAAAGGGTTTTCCGCCTTAATTCCATTTTATATTTTGTATGATCTCGATTTAAACGCCCACCATATACGGCTTTATGGACAAATCCAACAAATGGAAAGCAACCCAAACCCAGATGTTACCCCAACATTTAGCTACGCTTGGCTGGCTGAACAATTAGGGGTTAATGATGTTCGCTATGTAAAAAGACTAGCTAAATTAATGAAAGATAAAAAATACATTGAACGCATTAAATCCGAAAAAAAATGGGTATGGCAAACAGTAAAAAAAGGTGTGTTGATCGAGGATGATACAGATAGTCCAACTCAAGGGGTGGTCACACAGACCACCCAAGGGGTGGTCACACAGACCACCCAAGGGGTGGTCACACAGACCACCCTAAGATATAAAAGAAAAGGTATAAAAGAGAAAGGTGTTGCGGAAACCCCCACCAACACCAATTTTTGTTGTTTATTTTCTGATAGACACATACCGCATCCTGCGAAAGGAACGCTTTTTACAGATAAAGTTATTAAGCAAGCAATAGAGCAACTTAAAAAGCATGGCTTTACGCTTGAGTCTTACTTAGATTACTTGGTGAATGAGTGTGGTAACTGGCTTTTTGAGCCTTATGATGATGGTCGGGTTAATGATTTATTCGTTATTTTGCGTCAAGCAAATATCGAAAAAGGGTGTCTTGGTAAATTTGAGGATAAACAATGAGTATTGAAGCACGCGTTTTAGCTAGTATTATTGGTGAAGGTTGCCCAGAAAATGTAATTATTCAAGAGGCGATGCTAAGCCTTAGCGATGACTGTTTTGAGTCAGTTCATCATCGAGATATATTTTTAATAATTAATAAAATGTTTAAAAGAAGTGAAAGATTTGATGTTGTTCAACTAATGGCTCTAATGCCCGATAGCTGTTACTCATGCTTTGTTGAAATAGCAACAACATCTGCTCACACATTTACTAACTTATTAAAGCACGATGTTGATCAACTTTTATTGGTTAAAAAACAACGAATGATGGGTCGTCTCATTAACAGTATGGTACAAGATTTTAATCATGAGAAACTTCCCGAGGTTTCGTGCGCAATAGCAAGTAATCGTTGCTTTGAAATAAGTCAGCTATCTTTGGGTGAATCTAATTATGTATTCACGTCTGAAAGTTTGGCGGATAAAGTGTTAAATGGAGAGGACGATCAAAACCCACATATTCCCACAGGAATAGAGGTTATTGATAAACTAACGCATGGTGGATTCAAAAATCGCTCTTTAATTACTATAGCTGGAAAACCTTCGACGGGGAAAAGTTGCTTTGGCGTCTTTATGGCTCAAAAAATAGCCTTCAACCATGAAAAAAAACACGTCTTGTTTTTTAGCCTTGAAATGGACGCAATGGATATTTACAAAATGCAACTAACCGCCATTGCAGGGAAGCAATATTCGACGTTATCAGAAAAAGAGCGGAACGTTTCAATTGCTAAATCCCTCACATGCCCATTTACCATCAACGAACAAAGCATGGCATCAATTGAATACATCGAGACCTTTTCCCGAATAACAAACGTGAAGCATCCTATTGGCGTTATTGTTGTTGATTATTTAAGTATCATTCAAACGGAAAAAAACTTTGAAAACAAATCAGTCGCCCAAACAGAGGTGACATCAAAACTAAAAGCGCTATCCAAGGAGTTAAACTGCATTGTTATCGCTTTATCTCAAGTCAACCGAGACTATGCTAACAGGGTTGATAAATGCCCTATAACAAGTGACGCAGCCGATTCAAGCGGAAGTGAAAGGAGTAGCGCTTACTGGCTTGGCATACATCGGCCTGCATTAGATGAAAAATATGATCAAACTTTAAAAAATCAGTTTGTGGTTAAATGCAGGAAGCATCGATGGGGCAATCCATGGACAGCTTATTTTTTATTCAATGATGCGACTTTTGGTGAGGTAAATCAGGATTTATTCCAAACGTATCAAAAATCAGCAAACCGCCAAGATAAATACAAAAGTAAACTAAACGATGAAATAGGAGATTTAAACAATGAGTAACGAGAGGCACGAAGAGGAATGGTTGAAAGAGATAAATATGCTATACGTTCATTTACGAAATTACAAAGGCGAAATAGAACAACACTTATCTTTTGCGAGAGACCAATATTTAGAAGATGCATTGGATTTAATTAATGTCTGTTGCGACAATGAAGCACTGCGCGATAAACTTGTTGAATTAATAAAAAAAACACAAGAGGCTAATAAGGGGATTGAGGTGATAGGTTATGCCATCATCAACAAAGCAAGATTCATGGAAAAACAACAAAGATTAGAAAGGATACTCGGTCCAAACTCAACGACGAAATAGGAGAGATGTAAATGTTTGTATATGACGTGCCTTGTGTAGATTATTTTGGGGTGTTATGCCCGTTAAACCATGTTTCAAGTTTAATTAAACCACTAGAGGACGAAGGCGAGATTGGTTCTTATAAGGCATGGATGAAGTTCTTACGTGCTTGCCTGGTTACTCTTAAAGATTGCACGGACTGGGGTCCAAATCTTAACGGATTCTTGATATACGTTGGCTCGATACCAATTCCTTACGGCCCAGCAGAGAGATTTGTGGTTATTAAGCAATCAGGATCGGGTGATAACGGAGATAGTTACGTGATTAGTGAGGCCGAGATGCCACATCTTGAAGAATATTTTGTTGAATCTAAGTATCACAACACAATACCAGTAAATCTGGAGCTTGAAAGTTTTATTCGTGAGGTGATTGCAAAATCCGTGCTTTATTAAACCGTGACATTTACCGAATATTGCGCCGAAAATAACATAAAACTACAAGCAGCCGACCTAACCTTTATCAAAAAGCAACTCAAAACGGTTGCAGATGGGGATAGGAAGGCCGTGGTTAAACGATATTGTTACATATGGGTCAAGGCCAGGGATGCAGAACCGCACGCCCCAGCGAAGCAGAATAGAGCTAGATTTAAGGCTAACACATTTTTACGAACGCTTGCACGGTAGCCGGGTTTTGATATGATGTTGGGGTTGACGTTGTGGTTTTGCACTATTAACAGGGGTTTCGTTGTGGCTACAGGAATTGTAAAATGGTTTGACAAGGATAAGGGTTGGGGTTTTTTGGTTGGCGGTGGGGTTCAGTATTTTTGCCACTTTAAGCAAGTTAAGATGGAAGGATTTAAAAACCTGATTGCTGGTGAGTCAGTGGAATTTGACCCAGGTGACGGACCAAAAGGCCCGATCGCAAAGAACATCAGGCCTAAACAGTTTAATTTAAGTGATGATAACGCGGGCAACTATTGAGGAAAAATACTATAAAACCCGCTCAAGCTTATGAAGATAAGCGCCACCCATGCTAGTTTGTACGGAATGTCTTTCATGGCGTAACCATAGCGCAAATACCAATGATTGCAGCTATGCCCAGCGCTAGGGTTATACCGAACGCTGTATGATAGGCGATTGCTTTAATGTTCATAATTCCTCTTGGCACTGTTCGTACGCACGTAAAAACGTACGGCATAGCGTGGCTAATGACTCCATAGCATCAGGGTGGATAGCCTCACCTGATACGCTGTTTTCATGTACCTCTTCACATTCCAATGTCACATTATAACCAAACTTTGGATGGTTCTTGATCCACACGTAATAATCTTCGCCTGATAACTGCTCTAATGTAATCTCACCAATGTTCATGTGTTTTTCTCCTGTATCACAGTGCTTGCACGGCTCTTTTTCGTCGTGTTGTTGCGTGTGTAGCTCAGACATTCTACCCATGTGTTTCGTCTCCTAAATTACAATGGTTATTTTCTAGTAAATCCTCGATAGCTTCCCGGTGGGTGTAGCCTAGCCCGGTTGGGTGCTCAGCATCGGGAGCGCCGTCGTAACCCTCAAACGTGGCTATAAGCAACTCCAGATCATACGGACTGTTAGCGTGCTGGACGTGTATTGTGTATGTCGTCATTCATTACCCTTGTATGTTTTTTTGCCCTGTAAAATTTCATCGCGTATGATTTTAATTTCAGGCGGCGCACTGATACCAATGCGCCCCGATCTAAATTCATCTAACCCTAAATATGTGATCACAATCCCCCCCGTTAAATGGATCGATTGGTTTTTGTGTCTAGATATAACTAACATCATGCCCCCCCTTGTTAAATCCTGAACAACTG